TAGCACCCTTAAATATTCCAACCCTTTAAGCAATGACTTGCAAAAGTTTCTTGCTGATCCTGCTATGCCAGAGGGAGCAAAGTCTCTTGCTATCCGTATGTCTAGCAATGCATCGATTGCAACCAAAGGCAACATGGAAGGCAAAGCAACGCAGTCTTTAGCGCAGCGCATCCTGCCTTACTATGGTGCGTTTAACTCTGTGCAGCGTGGATTGCGTGACTTGCATGCGCAAGACATAGGCATAGGTGAGAAGGCAAGCTCTTTTGCTGGTGTGTTCTACCGTAATAACAAAGAGTATAATGCATGGCTTGCTGACACTATTACCAAGCATGTCAAAGTAAACTCTGGCAATCCTCGTATTGCTAGAGAAGCTGCTGCAACAATGACTGACAGCCAAAAGAATGCAGCCGTGTTGCTAGATAAATCATTCAAAGAGATTGGTGAGGATGCCACATTCTTTGGTGTGTTCCCAAAGAACGCAAAGCTAAAGGAACGCATCGATGCTGCAAATAAAAAGCTGGATGAGAAGACAACAAAGCTGGCCGAGCTTGAAGCCAAAATTAAAGCACAGCCCAACGCAGGCGCAACCAAAAAACAATTCAAATTGCTTACAGACCTCGACAGAGAAATCAACAAGCTCAGAGATGACATCGATGGATTTGAAGGATTAATCAATACACCACCTCGTAGAGATTTTGCATTTCCTATCTATTACGACAAGAAGCTGTTGCTTTCAGATGAGGGAGCAAGAGAGCGTCTGACTGCAAAGTTTGATGATTGGTACACTATCGAGCGCAACAATAATCCTGATCCTAAATACACTGGCACAACCAGAGCAGACGCAGAGCGTACTGTTGCAAAGATTTTAGAAGAAGATGCTGATGAGTTTGAGAACCTGTCATTTGGTGGTGGCAGCACTAAGCACCTTAAAGATCGCAAGACCAATATACCTGAGTGGATGGTTGAGGAGTTCATCATCAAAGATGAGGATGCTCTTTACAGCTACTTTGAACGCATGGGTAAGAAGATTGCATTCGCTGAAACATACGGTGGCAAAACAATCGATGAAGTCATGGATGCGTTCGAGACTGAGTTGCGCAAAGGCAAGCTGTCAGAGGATCAAATCCTCAACGCCAAAGCTGCTATGGTTGGTGACTACGACAGGGTGATGGGTAACTTTGTTAAGCGTCCTGATCGCTGGGATAACCAGCTAGCTAAAGCAGTCAAGTCATGGACAGGTTGGACTTACCTTGGTGGTGCTGGTGTGTCTGCTATTACTGATGTTGGCAGTATTGTTCTTGCTCATGGGTACAAGGATGTGGGCAAAGCTGGTGCGGCTGCGCTAGCTGACACAGGCTTTGTTGCTGGTGTATTCCGGCAGGCTAACCTTGCTGGTGAGTTGCTTGACATCTCTCGCAACGTGGCTGCAAGAGAGATCTTGTCTGACAACATCAAGCGCATTCAGCCTAACATGCTAGAAAAAGCTACTGCTGTTGGTAACAAAGTCTATTACACAATGAATGGTTTGATGCCTGTGACTGTCAGCGGCAAGCTGCTGGATCAGATTGTTGTGCAGGATAAATTCTTCAAGCTGTCTCAGAAATGGTCAAAAGGCACAATCAACGCCACTGATCGTGAGTATCTGGCTCGCTATGGTATTGATGAGGAGATGGCTAAGATCATTGCTGACGCTCCTGTTACCAAGCATCAGTCAGAAGACTTTGTGTATTCTAACACAGACGCTTGGGCTAGAGACACGCCGCAACAACGTGCAGCGGTGCGTCAGTATCAGGCAGCTATCGCATCGCACTCTAACAACACCATCATCATGGCTACTACGTTCGACAAGCCGCGTATTATGGATGGTGTGATGTATATGAAAGACAACGCATACTTTCAACAGATGCGCAAAGTCTTTCCTAAGATGTACGCAATAGACAAGCGAGCATCTACTGGCTCGACTGCTCTTGTCCGTATGGACAGCCAGCTTATGACGCTGCCATTTACTTTTATGAACTTCGCCTTCGGTGCAAACAACAAGATTATCGGTGCGGTTGCTGATCCAAGCAGGGCTTACAGATTGCAGGGCGTGTCAGCATTGCTTGGTATGTCTTACCTATCTTTGTCACTCAAAGATCAGTCATGGTGGAAAGACGCAGATAGCATTGAGACAATGGCAAGAGTTGTAGATCACTCAGGCATCTTAGGTGTGTATTCTGACATTGGTTATCGTGGTCTGGCTATGGCAGTTAACACTGGCATGATGCGCGAGAATACATCTCCTATCCCGCCTAAATGGATTAGTGGAACGCCTAGCGAAAGACAGGGCGATGCGGTTGCTGAAGTGTTAGGCGCACCGGCTGGATTGGGTTTGGAATATTATCGTCTTTGGGATCGTTATCTTAAAGGCGACAGAGTGGGAGCCACTAAAGATTTAGGCTACTCATTACCGTTTGTTGGTTTGCCGTTGTGGCGAGATGATGCAAGAGATTTCTTTAACGCAGGTCGCCGTTAATTGTGCGTGGCAAACTGCATTACTGCATGATAGAGGATTACTATGACAATTAACTTGAGCGATAATTCACCACGAATATCCTACACTGTGGCATCTGGTGTTACACAGTCTAGCTTTACTGTGCCGTTTGAGTTCTTTGAAGAAGGCGATCTGAACGCATATGTTGACGGCACACTTAAAACCATCACGACTGATTACACTGTAACTGGTGGTTCTGGGGCAACAGGCTCGATTGCGATGACGGTTGTTGGTGCGTCTGGTGGCAGCACTGTTGTTATAACAAGAAGCATTCCTCTTGAGCGTACTACAGACTTTCCAACGTCTGGCCCATTCGATGTTACTTCTCTGAATGAGGAGTTAGATCGGATTACAGCAATTAATGCTGACCTTAATGATGAGGTTGGTCGCTCACTTCGTTTGACTGATGCTGATGCGGCTGCAAATTTGACATTGCCTACAGTTGCTAGTCGTGCTGGTAAGGTTCTTGCGTTTGATGCGGTTACTGGCGATCTTGTCAACGGCCCATCTACTGCTGGTGTGACGACTGTTGCTGCGGCTGCTGCTGACATTGCCACGCTAGCTGACATTGAAGATGGCACAGTAGCAACTGACGCTATTAGCGACACTGCTGCTATCAAAACTGATGTAACAACCGTTGCTGGCATATCAGCTAATGTAACAACTGTTGCAGGAAATATTTCTAATATTAATTCTGCTGTAAATAATGCTTCTAATATTAACGCAGCCGTAAGCAACGCTTCTAATATCAACGCTGCTGTTAGCAATGCTACTAATATTAATTCTGCTGTTAGCAATGCTTCTAACATTAACAATGCTGTAAGCAATGAAACAAACATAAATACTGTAGCTGGTATCGATGCTGACATCACAACTGTTGCAGGAATTAGTGCAGATGTAACAACTGTTGCAGGAATTAGTGCAGATGTTTCTGCTGTAGAAAATATATCTGCTAATGTTACAACGGTAGCTGGAATTGATAGCAATGTCACAAGCGTTGCTGGTGTTTCTTCTGATGTAACGACAGTAGCGGGTATCAGCTCAGATGTTACAACACTAGCTAATGCATTATCTTCAGTAACGACTTACACCGTTACCGTTGCGAACGGTGTGTTTGTTCTTGATGGATCAGCAAACCCTTCACTGACGCTTGATCGTGGCAACACTTACATATTTGATCAGTCAGATTCATCTAATGCTGGGCATCCATTGGCATTTAAGAATGGATCAACCTCTTACACGACAGGTGTTACTGTTACTGGAACTGCCGGGCAAGCAGGAGCAAAAGTAACAATTGTTGTTGATTCAGCGGCTCCGTCTAGCGGTCTTCTTTATTATTGCACAGTGCATGGTAACAGCATGGGCAATAGCATAACTACAGTCACAAGTAATTTTGCTGTAGTTGCATCAAACATTGGTAACATTAACACGGTAGCTGGTTCTAATAGCAATGTAACTTCAGTTGCAGCTTCGATTGCAAATGTAGATACTGTTGCTGGATCACTTACTGCTGTTAATTCATTTAACGATTTGTTTGTTGCTAGTGCATCTGCACCATCATCTCCAGATGAGGGTGATCTTTGGTATGACACAGCAAATTCAGCATTAAAAGTTTATGTTGGATCGTCATTCCAAGTTGCTGGTGCTTACCTTCAAGGCTTGACTAGCACTCATATATTTACTGCAACGGCAGCGCAAACAACATTCACCACTGATGATGCCAGCAACACAATGTCGATTTTTGCTAATGGAAACACACTTGTGTTTCTCAATGGCATCCGGCTTGTTGAAGGCACAAGCAGCACTAACGATTATTATATTAACGGTAACAGTGTAGAGTTAAACTCTGGAGCCGCTGCTGGTGATGTGATTTATGTGGAGGTGTTTACAAAGGTAAGCACAACTCAAGAGGCATCTCTTAACCAGTTAGTCACTGATGCTCAAACTGCGGAGACAAACGCAGCGGCATCTGCTACTGCGGCAAGCACTTCTGAAACAAATGCGGCTGCATCTGCTTCATCTGCATCATCAGACGCTACATCAACTGCGGCTGATGTTGTGTCAACAAATGCTGATGTTGTGTCAACAAACGCTGATGTTGTCTCATCTGCTGCTTCGGCATCTGCCGCATCTACATCAGAAACAAACGCGGCTGCAAGCGCAAGTCAAGCCGCTGCTTCGGCTGGTGGTGGCACACTTAAAGTTACATCCAGTGACACAACCGCTGATGTTCTTGGAAACAAGCTTGTTGCTGGCACTGGCATTACAGCCACAACTAACAATGCTGGTGGCAACGAAACATTAACACTGTCTGTTAATCCGTTCTCTCTAACGGAAAGCAATGCTACAGCGACAGCGGCACAAACTGCTTTTACCGTTTCGTACACAGCGGGTTTAATTCAAGTGTTTATGAACGGCATAAAATTAATTAACGGCTCTGATTTCACAGCAACAAATGGAACAAGCGTAACACTGGCATCTGGAGCCGCTGCCGGTGATGTTCTTGAATTTGTGGTTTTTGGATAGGATAGGTAAATGACCAAAGCACGATTGATGGCTGACCTTATTGACAGCAATGGTGACGTTGTTGCCGGAGCATTAGATAATGTAGCAGCCTTTCCAAGCGGATGGAGCGCAACTCTGTCTGGATCAGACATGGTGTTTCAATACAATGGCACATCTAAATTTAAGCTAACAACTGCTGGTGCATTAATTGTGGTTGATGACATCACTGGTTTTGGATCTGTGTAATGGCTATTGCTGCATCAGGCTCAGTATCTTTTAGCGACTTGCGCTCAGAGTTTGTTGGAGGCTCTGCGGCTGTAAGCTATTCTGATTTGTACCGTGGCGGCTCTAACATTCTTTCTAAAGCCGCAGATAATACTGGTGTAAATCTTGCGGCTACTGTGCCAGATAGTGGCACAATAAACTTTACAAACTTTCGCAGCCAAGCCAAAGGCTTTCGGTTTACATACACTACAGGATCAACCGATCAAAATGCTGACACATTGTTCGGCTCTGATTATGCTGTAAATTATCCAAAAGAAATTGTTATTAACAGCGGCGTTACTATTGGTGGTGTGTCTGACGATGCGCTAGACATTCCAAGCACTCTTGCTGGCACTCTCGTTATCAATAACAACGGTTCGATCATTGGCAAGGGTGGCGCAGCTAACGGCGGGGCTGGTGGTCACGCTATTAATAACGCAGCTTCAAACGTAACTATTAACAACGCTGGTAGCTTGCTTGCTGGTGGCGGCGGCGGCGGCAACGGCGGCACAGGTGGCAACGGAAGCTATACCGCTCTCACTTACAATCCTTCATCTGGATTCACTGGCGGTAACACATCCACATATTTTCGAATCGATTATTTGAACCGAAAGAAAGTACGATGGAATAATGGTTACTCTTATGATGTTCGGAACAACTACGTTCAGACAGGCAGTTATGCGCGTGGCGCAGTAATGTTCGCCCCAAAGGGTTATGGAACATATAATTCTCCTTATAACTGGTATCGTGCATCTAACTGGACATATAGAAGTGGTGACAATGATAGTGGGTATTATTACCATTACCCTGTTTACATCACATACAACTCAACACAAACATCAACTGGTGGGTCTGGTGGGGCTGGTGGGCGTGGTCAGGGCTATAACCAAACACTTGCAAGCGGATCGGGTGGCGCATCTGCCAGCAATAACGCTGGAGCCGGTGGATCAGGCTCATCTGGCTCAGCCTACGGCGTAGCTGGATCAAGTGGATCAAGTGGCGCAAATGGAAATAGCACAAACGGTTCTGCTGGTTCATCGGGTGGAGCAGCCGGATCGGCCGTATTAGGCACAAGCGTCACAATGAATAACACAGGCACATTAGCAGGAGCAGTGGCATGACCGCTTACAACATTGAAGAAATTAACGACGGCATTGCAAAGGTTCGCTATGCAGATAATAGCTGGGCAGAGTTAGTTCTGTCTTCAGGCATGACGGAGGCTGATCTTGATGATCTGGCACTACAGTACGCACCAAAGACTGGCGTTGCACCTAGTTTCGCAACAGTTGGTTTCACTTCCACAGCCTCGGCTAAACCTGAGCCTATTGCTGAAGAACCAGTCGATGAAAGACCAGCTTGGCTTATTGCAAGGCAAGCAGCTTACGGCACATTAGAGAGCCAGCTTGAGTATATTACAGAAAACGGTCTTGAAGCATGGCAAACCCATGTTGCTCAAATCAAAGCCGACAATCCAAAGACGTAACATGAATGGATCCAGTCACCGGAATTGCGCTTGCTAGCACAGCATACAAAGCTATTTGCTCTGCCTTTCAACATGGGCGTGACATCGAGCAAATGGCTGGCGATTTGGGTAGGTGGATGCAAGGCATCAACGCTGTCAAGGAAGGCCACTCTAAGGCAAAAGGCAGACGCATTGGATCGGTAGAAGAAGAAGCATTAGAAACATTTGCAGCCATGAAAAAGGCAGAGCAGATGGAGAACGAGCTTCGTAATTTTATCACTGGTCAGTACGGCATGAATGCTTGGCAACAGATAATAAAGATTCAAGGCGAATTAAGAAAAAAGAAAAAGCAAGAGCAGATTGAAGCAGAGAGACGGCAAGAAGAAATCGTTGAGTACATTCTTATTGGCGTATCTGTGTTCTTAGTCGGTGGCGTAATAATGTGCGTTTTCTATTATGCATTAATGCAGTAGGTTAA